GGAAGCAGGAGCATTCCGCACATTCATGCAAGGTTTAACGTTTGGATTTTCTGACGAAATTGAAGCGGCAGTCAAAGCGGCGTTCACCAAAGGATCGTACCAAGACAACGTTGAAGCGGTACGAGAAGGTATTAAACAGTATCAAAAACAAAACCCTATGGCGGCAGCAAGTAGCGAGCTTGCGGGTGCTTTATTACCGGCAGCTGTTACGATGGGCGCAGCAGTGCCAGCAGTTGCCGCGCGCGCACCACAGGTCGCAGGTGCCGTGACTCGAGGCGCACAGGCTTTGACGAGCGCATTGCCTTCAGCGTTGCAAGGAACAAGCATTGGAGCGCAAGTTGGAAGAGGCGCGGTCTTTGGTTCGGCGGGCGGCGCGTTGGGAGGCGCAGGGCAGGCCGAAGGTGGCGCTACCAGTACGTTACAAGGCGCAGTGCTTGGTGCTGGTCTTGGCGCTGGTGTTGGTGCCGCCATACCACCGGCTATGGGGCTTGCTTCTTACGGCGCAGGTAAAGCGCGTGACGTATTAGGAAGAAGCGGTACCGCAGCGCAACAAAAAGCTGCGCAGCTAATTATTCAAGGCATGGAGCGTGATCAGTTAACGCCAGCAGAGTTACAGCGCCGACTGATGCAGGCCACGCCAGGTAAACAGACAACACTTGCTGATATTGGCGGCGAATCACTGTTATCGCGTGCCGCTGGCGCTGTCAATACACCAGGTGCCGCCAAAGGTCCGAGAGGAGAATTCCTCCAAGAGCGTGTCCGCACTCAGTCAGATCGTGTTATTGCTGATTTGGCGGCTGCCGCGCAAGAGCGTTTGCAGAATACAAACATGCTATTGCGTGATTTAACGGAGCAGCAAAAAAGCAAAGCAGCGCCACTTTATGCGGCAGCGTATGACACGCCTGTTGGTATATTGAATGACAAAGAGTTATTGGCTTATTTGGATAGACCAGCATTCAAAAAAGCCTACGCTCGAGCAGTCAGTATGGCCGCCAATGAAGGCGAATCATTGCCGCAGATTTATCGTTTCAAAACTGACGTCAATGGCAGACCTATTTATGACGAGGATGGATTACCCGTTTATGGCGATCTAGAGGATCTACCTAATGTCAAGATACTCGATTGGGTTAAACGTGGTCTTGATGATGTGATTAACGCCAAGCAAACCAAAGAAGGGTTTGCTTCAACAGAGGCCAGGATTATCCGAAACGCGAAAAACGATTTTCTTGAACGTTTGGATACGCTGGTGCCAAAGTACAAAGAGGCTCGAGCTGCGTTTGCTGGTGACGCGGCGCTTAAAGATGCTATTGATCAAGGCAGAAAAGTATTCAGCATGCCAGAAAACGATTGGCGCGAAGTGGCGGCAGACTTTAATAAACTGACTGACATGGAACGCAACATGTTCCGCGCTGGCGTTGTTGACGCGGCTAAGATTCAAGCCGATCGGATTACCAGAGAATTTGGAACCGCCAGAGATGTAACGCGTTTGTTTGATAACACACAAACGCTTGGCAGGCTGCGTGCAGCGTTTCCTGATTCGCAATCCTTTGACACATTCCGCAATCAACTTGGCGAAGAAGCGCGATTCACTGAAGTGCGCAACCGTATCCTGGCCGGATCGCGCACAGCGCCGCTGGCCGCGGAAATGGCAGAGCAAGCAGGTCCAACAGGCGCAGCGGTTGGGTCAGCCATTATCCAAGGAAATTTACAACCCATTGCTTCGCAGTTACTAGGCCAGGCTATGCAACGAGGCGCTGGTAATGTTGGTGATGTAGCGGAAATACTCGGCAGAGAAATGTTGACGCCATTAACGCCACAAAGCCTTGATGCTTTGATGCGTAGGCTTGCAACTCAGCAAGAAGCCATGGCTCGCGCAGAAGTATCTCGAGCAACTTCCAGGCCCATGGTTGGCGGTGCGTTTGGACAATTAACTGGACAAGCTGTAGCGCCATCCGAACCCGTAAGACTTGATGTGATGGGCACCGCAGCCACCATGTCAGACGAAGAGAAAAGGCTTGCAGGTTTGCTGCAATAGGATAAACTTACCCCCGGAACTACCCTCCTGTTGGTTTTTGCCCGCCGCTTGCGGGCATTTTTTTTGCCGTTCGTCGGAAAAGGTTGGACACTTAAAACTTTTTACCGCCAAATGGAAAGCTATGAACAAACTAATTATTGGTATTGATCCAGGTGCAAGTGGTGCAATTGCAACACTTCAAGGTAAAAAACTCATTGACGTGATTGATATGCCGATTGTGCAGCGCACCGTTGGAAAGGCTGTCAAGAACTTTGTATCGCCACACGAATTGCATACGCACTTGGCGGCTTACCTGATTGACTATGAATGCACCGCGTATATCGAGCAGGTTTCCGCCATGCCTGGTCAGGGGGTAAGTTCCATGTTTTCGTTTGGGCGCTCACTCGGCAATGTTGAAGGCGTACTTGCATCCTTACAGATTCCTTATCACTTTGTTCCGCCGATCGTGTGGCAGCGCAAGGTTAGGTTGACGGGCGGTAAGGATGGCGCACGAGCATTGGCGCAACAAATGTTTCCTAATAACGCGTCAAGTTTTTCTCGCAAAAGAGATGATGGGCGGGCTGACGCCAGTTTGATTGCACTTTATGGGGTTATGAATGAGCACACAGGAAGTTGAAAATCTAAAAGAGCTATTGAAGTACACGCGAACCCTTGCCGCGGAGAGCGACAACAAGTTGCGCGTTGCGCGCAGGTTTATCCACTCGTTATTGCATCCTGAAGAGTTTGGACACGCAGTCACAGAGGAGGTGCGAGGCAAAGCGTTAGAGATCATCAGGCATATTTCATGAAGCGCGTCTTGCTTATTGGATCTGAGGGTTACGTTGGTAGCCAGCTGTTAAAAAACATTGCGCATGACGTGAACCTTGTGGCCGTGGATATTAAGACGGGCATGGATTTCATGGACATGTCCGACGTTGCACTGAGTGCGTTTGATGAGATCCTTTTCTTTGCTGGCGTGTCTAACGTTGCCGACGCTAACCGACAGCCGCATCGAGCCGTAGCGGAGAACGTTGTGTACACATTGTGTCTACTTGAGCGCATGGCGGCACACACAAGACTGATTTACGCCAGCACAGGGTCGTTGCTTTCAAACGGTGATTCATTGGTGGCTAACGAGCAGCGCGAAAACGCTTATGACGCTTCCAAGTTGTCATTCGACTTGGTGGCTAAGTATATGGGAAAGCGCGTTGTTGGCTTGCGCATGGGAACGGTCAGCGGTTGGTCGCCAAAGATGCGATGGCATTTGATCTTTAACGCGATGAACCGATCAGCGATTGAAGAGGGGCGCGTTTACGTTACTAATCCTGATGCGATGCGAAGCATTTTGTTCCATGACGACTTAGCGGAACGCGTGATGGAAATCATTGAAGATGACAGCGCACAAGGCATTTATCCGTTGGCGTCTTACACCATGAGCATTGGCGAGCTAGCGCACGAGGTGGCAAGTGTTTACAAAGTCCCGGTTGAGTTTGGTGTTAGCGCAGGCACATATTCGTTCGCGCTCCCAACAATTCCGCAACTCTATTCAATACAAGAACGCTGCGAACACTTCAAAAGGGCTTATGGACAAAACAATTAACCAATGCTTGCTATGCGAGGGGAAAACAGAAATGATATTTGATCTTGGCGAGCAACCACCCGCCAACGCGCTAAAGAACAATCCCAACACATTTGTGCGCTGCGCAAGGCTTGCTGCGCAGATGTGTACACAATGTACGCACGTTATGCAAAAGGTGAGCTACAACGCTAAAGAACTGTTCGATCACTATCTATACGTTAGTGGCACGAGCAACACGCTCAACGATTACTTTGAATGGTTCTCAGAGAACGTTTCGCTTCATCACCCGAACGCTGACGTTCTTGAGATTGCAAGCAACGACGGGACGTTGTTACAGAAACTTGCCAAGCGTGGCGCAACCGTGACGGGGATTGAACCAGCAAAGAATTTACTTGAACTTTCAAGCAAGAAAGGCGTTTACACGATCCCGGCCTATTGGCCTTTGAACATGGGCAACGAGCGTTATGACGTTGTGATCGCCATGAACGTGCTGGCGCATAACGACGATCCGATTGCGTTCCTCAAGGGCATTGAGGCTTGCCTAACGGATGATGGTGTGGCGTACATCCAGGTGAGCCAAATGGATATGCTCGCCAATGGTGAATTCGACACGATTTATCACGAGCACGTTTCTTTTTTCACGGTGGATTCGTTCACGCTGGCATGCGCCAGGGCAGGTTTAAGGGTAGGTTTTCGCCAGCGCGTTAACGTGCATGGCGGGTCGATGCTTGCAGCAGTATGTAAGCGCGACTCGTTTCCGAGTCCGATTCCATTTGCACCGAGCAAGTGGAACGAGGGAAGGTTGCACCAGCTGACGTGGATGGACGGTCAACGATTTGCCAATGGCGTAAACCGTTCCGTGGAATCCATGCGATCCGTTATCAAGCAAGCCAAAAACGATGGTTATGTGGTGGTGATGGTTGGGTGTGCCGCCAAAGCCGTTACGCTGATGCAAGCCATCAACGATGATCCGCACGTTGTTGTGGATGAATCGCCATTGAAGATTGGCAAGTACCTGCCGAACTCCACGCAGCAAATTGTTGCGCTTCAAACCGTATCGGAGATCAGACAAAAGTGTCTTTTTATTCTTGGCGCATGGAACTTTAAGCAAGAACTGATACGAAAGTTGCAAGGGCTGCGCGATCCACATCTTTACGATTCTGTTTTAACGCCTTTCCCAATGACCTTTAAGGAATCACTCCATGGATGAGTTTTCAGTTGATGAGCAACAACCAGAAAAGAAACGCAGCAAAGCGTCAGCAATCAGCGAGTTGGAATCAAAGTATTCCGAAGCGATGGAGAACCTGGCGGATTGCATTGAAACGCTGAAAGGTTTGGAACAGTACGGACGCTTTCAGGATGCCGTGGTTCGCCGCCGCGCTATCGAGTGCTTGCGACGCGTGGGACATTGGCCCGCATGAAAATAATCATATCAACCACAGGAAGCCCAACGTTGCACGTCATGAAGTCCAGCGTATTTCATTACGCCAAGGGTGTGCAGTTGTGCGTATGGGACGGAAAACTTGGCAACTTTGGCGATGACTACAACGCAGCCATTGAAGCGTTTGCAGAAGGCGATGACTCGTTCATCATTGCCAATGACGATGTTGTGCTAACGCCACAAACCATGTCGCTATTGCTTGATGACGTGGCGGCACTAAGCAAAGTGTGCAAGCGGATTGGTTTCATCGCAGCGCGTTCAGACTTTGTGCGACCACCGCAAAACATCAGAGTACCGCGCAACGAAGGTGACGCGATTGAAATGTGCCGCTGGCGCTCAGAGGATGCCATCAAACCCGTTGACGTGATTAGCCCAATCTTTACCTGGGTAAACGCCAAAGCGATCAAGGATCATCCGTTTCCGCCGATCAACTGGTTCAGTGATGACGTTGTGTGTGCTGACATGGCGGCAGACGGTTACAAGCATTTCGTGTCACGCGCTTATGTGCATCACGCAGGAAGCATGACGGTTGGACGTGACGCTAAAGCGTTGATCGGTGCAGCCGCACCGTGGATCGTTGAGAATAGGCCGGAATACGCCAAAAAATGGTTTGGGGTGCAAGCATGAAAACGCATCGCAGGATTTGCATACTCACAAACACGCACCCGTATGGCGTGACAGAAAACTTTGCCCGCCATATCGCTATCGGGTTTGCGGCACACGGGTTTGAGCCACACATTGTGAACATCATGGCACCGCTTGAGCAGCAATTTCAGGCGATTGGCGCGTTATCCGCCATTGATGAATTGTTCATGATTGGCGCGCTGCCGCTCAAAGTAAAAGTGGGTGATGAATACTTGTGGCGCGAAATGGCCAAACGCGGTAAGCGCGTGACCTATTACGTCATTGATTCGTACCACAATGACTTGCGACGTGTGCCTGAAGTGCTTGAGTACGCCAAAGCATCAAACAGTGAGGACAACCTTTATCACGCGTTTGCGGATTACGAAACAGCGGATGCGCATTTCTTGTGCGGTACTGAATTGCACTTTGGCGGGTTTCCTGCCGCGCCGATTGATCAGGCCGCCATGTATCGTGATCGTTTACTCGTGTTTGGCGGGATTGGAAACGAGTTAGCGCAGATCAAGGACACGCTTGATGAAACGGTTTCGGAAGTCAGGCGAACCATTGACCTGAAAGATGATTACTTGTTGCTTGGCGATGGCAGCCATTGGGATGTGCTGAGTAAAGTCTTAGACATTAGCGGGCAATACAGCAGGTTGCATGAAGAAACCTTATTGCTTGATGCGTATTGCGCATTGGATGCGGCGATGAAACGCCACAGACGATTGCATGTCATGTCGGCGCTCAAAGGTTTGCCCATTGACATTGCAGGGCCAGGTTGGATGGAGTATTTCGGTGAGGTGGACAACTGGCGATATGTTGGTTCACAACCGCACGCCGCGTTGGGAACGATGGTTCAGCATTACGCGGGCCTGGTTAACTTTGACGCCAATTGGGATTGGTGCCCTCATGACAGGGCACTTACCGCGGCACTGATGAACCGCTCAGTGCTGACAAACAAGAACGCACTCAATGGTGAGCTAACGCACACTTACGCGTTTGGCGATTCACAAGCCAGCATTGCTGAGAAATGTGAAGCAATGCTTTACGACTCGCAAGCAGACACACCGATGTATCCGTATAGCGAAGAGCATTTCAAATGGACATGGCACGTTTCTATCAGGGACTACTTAAATGAGCGATGAGAAAGCAGAACGCGTAATGCAAAAAGTGTATTACTTGGACACGGTTTTATTCGTGCCGCACTATTCAAAACCGCATTGGTGGGTGTGTGCCGGTGGCATGGAACGCACGACGACATGGCTAAACGAGCGTTACGCCACAAAGGAAGATTTGTATTTATGGCCGCGTCACTGGAATATGAACTAACTGTCATGGTCAAGTCATTGAAATTTATAGCGTTTATGGCACAATATGTCCGCCATGAAAGCAACGTACACGGTCAAACAAGTTTCGGTCGATCCGAACCGGGAAGTGTTGTTGCGTTACATGCAACGGCAGATCCTTCCCGCGGATACGGTGATCTGTCCGAGCAACGGTTGGTGGTGGGTGGTGTATCTGAAAGACGAGGCTTGCGCGTTCGCATGTCTCATGCCATCAGCAAGTTGGCAGGATACTGTTTACCTGGCGCGGGCTGGCGTGATCATGCACCACGAGGGCAACGGGTTACAGAAAAAGCTAATCCGTGCGCGCTGCAAGTTTGCTCGCCAACTTGGGAAAGTTTGGGCGGTAAGCGATACGACGGACAATCCAGCGTCAGCCAATTCGCTGATCGCGGAAGGGTTCAGGATGTTCGAGCCAAGCAAACCGTGGGGCGCGGAACGCACAATTTATTGGCGGAAATCGCTTGCCGTATAAAGATCCTGCTTTGCGCCGCGAGAAGCAACGCGGTTACGCCAGAAAGCATTACGAAAAGAACCGAGAGCGTATTAAGCAAGCAACGATCGTTAACAAGCGATTACGGCGCAAAGCATGGGATGCGTACAAGGCATCGCTTTCATGCGCACATTGCGGCATACGCAATCCGGCACTGATTGACTTTCACCATGTTGATAAGACTAACAAAGAATCAGTCAATTTATTAGTAAAGAATGGACGGTTTTTGCGAGCGTTTGAAGAAGTCAAGAAGTGCATACCGCTTTGCGCAAACTGTCACAGATTAGTTCACCAACGGGAGCGCTTAAAGGCGCGAAAGAAGAGGAAATATGAGCTTTTACATCAGAGAAGGGATACCGATTCAGGTTGAAGTAAAACCCGAAAAGCGCGTGCGGATTGGTTGCAACTATCAGCCGCCAAAACCGAATCATGTCAGCTATGACATGTTGTGGCTTCAGGATCTATATCTCATTGGCCGCACACCCTGGTCTTACATCCGTTACAAGACGCCTGAGTTTGTGTATTGGTTTCTTGTTTGGTGCGTTGCAACGTACTTTCTAGCACGGTTTGGCGTGGGGTATTTGAAATGAGCCGCAAAGCAATGGAACAAGCACTTGAAGCGTTAGAAAAAGTGATTGAAGCATTTGGCCCAGGTTTAACGCTACAGCAGAGAGCCATCACCGCCCTGCGCCAAGCACTGGAAACAAAGCGTGAGTGGCAGGGGATGACGGATGAGGAGATACAGGATCTGAGTTATCTGTCTCAGAAAATCGACGAAGGTAATGCAGAGTGGTTTGATCGCTTGGGTTTTGCTAAGGCCATTGAACAAGTATTAAAGGACAAAAACGCATGAACCAGCAAGAGGTATTGCGCCTTGCGAAATCCATGGGCGTGTTGGTATCTGGCAAGGCTGAGTTTACGCGGTCGGTTGCAAGGTTTGGAAGCGTTATCGTGAAGCGGTACACGCCGCTAACAAAAACGCAGCAGGTGTATTTCGACGCGCTAACGGAACCCAAATCGTTGCAGGACTTGGCGGATCAATTTGGTTGCACACCGCAAAACGCGCTCAAGATGATGCGCGCATTGGAAGCGAAAAGGTTAGTGAGCAAGACACTTAGGTTTAAGCGCCGACTCGATAAGGGTGCATGGGCCTGGTACTACGAGAGGGATGTATGAGCAAAGATCACAGTGAATGGAGTCCTTCATCCGCGGAACGTTGGATTGCATGTCCAGCGTCTATCCAACTGGCGCGAGGGGTACCGAGAACGGAAGCAGGGCAAGCAGCCAAGATTGGTACTGCCGTTCATGCGTTGTCGGACATGGCGTTAATGATGGGTGAGAAGGCCAATCGGTATATCGGTGAAGCGTTTGAAGGGATCGCCATAACCGAAGAGATGGCAGGTTGGGCGCAGGTTTATATTGATTTCGTTGAGTCATTTGATAAGGATGAATCATTTGGCGCAGCACTCATTGAAGAGCGCGTTGTGCTCGCCAATCCGTTATCGGCGCATGTGTTTGGCACGGCAGATTGCGTGATATGGAGTGACACAGAATGCGTCGTTGCTGACCTAAAAACAGGTCAGATAAACGTCGAACCTGATAGCGCGCAGCTGAAACTTTACGCGTGTGCCGTGGAGCCTAATTTACCGGAAAGCGTTAAGGATTTCAGTCTAGTCATTGTGCAGCCAACGCAACCGCAACCCATCAAAACGTTTAAGATCACGCGCCATGATTTGAACGTGTGGCGTCAGGATGTTCTGTTTCCCGCCATCAAGCGAACGCTTGACCCGAATCCTGACATTGTTGAAGGTGAGCATTGCAGGTGGTGCCCGGCACGGTCAGCGTGTCCTAAGAAGCGCGAAGCCGTGGCGGTTATCGCCAAAGCCGAAGTGGATGCAATGGACAGCGATGCTATGAACGCATTGCTTAATATGGCGGTTGATGCGCAGCAAACGATTGAAGCGATCCAGAAACGAGCGTTTAAGTTTCTTGAAAGCGGAAAAGGATTGGAGGACTGGACGCTTGTGGCGAAACGCGCTACACGCAAATGGTCTAACGAAAAGGAAGTTATGTCACGCGTAGAGGAGATACCGGGAACCGTGAAGCGGATACCGATCACACCCGCGCAAATGGAAAAGCAGTTTCCTGACATGTATCAGAGTTTGGCTGAATTGGTGACAGCCGAGTCAAGCGGATTAACGCTTGGGCGCAAGGACGCGCCAAACATCACCGTTTAACGCTTAATTGAAAGGTGTTTATATGCTAGGACTAACAGGTGGTGGATCTGGATTGCCATACATACGTTTCAGCCCACAGGCGAACGCGTGGACAAACAAGGAAGGCCAGGAAATCCAACTCAAGCAAATCGTGTTTGATATTGACGCCACGCAAACCGGGTGGCTGATGCTGGCAACGGGTGTGCGTGATTGGCAACCGGATCATGAGCTAGGCAAGAAAAGTGCGCAGCCAAGTCCCGATCATAAGCGCGGGTTCATTGCGCGGTTTTACAACAAGGAACTTGGCTTGGTGGAATGGAACTCAAACCAGGCAGGCAGCAACATGGGGTTTGAATCGCTTTACATGGCGTGTTCAAAGGATCGTGCCGCTAATCTGGATAAGGTTCCCGTTGTCGAGTACCAGGGCGCGGATCTGTTGAAGGTAGGAAAAGGCGGAACGCGTAAGCCTAAGTTTGTGCTTGTGAAGTGGATACCGAGGCCAGCTGGCATGGACGGCGAAGCCGAGGCGCCCGTGGCCGCGGTGCAGCAAGCAGCACCCGCGCAACGTGATGAAGAGTTTTAGAGCAACACGTTGAAACGAACCCGCGTTTATACGCGGGTTTTTTTGACGCCAAAAGGAGTGTTATGAATGAGCTGGCTCTTTTCGCGGGCGCTGGCGGAGGCTTGCTTGCCACGCAAATGCTTGGATTTACAACCGTCTGCGCTGTCGAGTTGGATTGGTACTGCCGATGCGTTCTTACACAGCGACAAAATGATGGTCACCTTAGAAACCCATTCCCGATATGGGATGACATTCGTACCTTTGACGGAAAACCGTGGCGCGGGATTGTTGATGTTGTCACTGGAGGATTTCCTTGTCAGGCTTACAGCAACGCCGCAGCAGGAAAAAACACAGCCGATGATCTTTGGCCGGAAATGCGCCGAGTCGTGGCAGATGTCGCTCCCAGGTACGTCTTTGCCGAAAACGTCAGCCGAGTTGCAATTGACCAAGCGGCAGACGACCTTGAGCAGATGGGTTACAAAACCAAAGCAATTCCCCTTAGTGCGGCAGACTTGGGTGCAGACCACATACGGGAAAGATATTGGTTACTTGCATACCCCGACAACGAAAGCAAACTATTGCGCCGATTCCATGCAAAAGTGGGCTTCTTGCAGGGCTTGGAAACAAGTGTTTGGTCGAGCGACCCCAGAGATTCACGAATATCTGATGGGATGGCCTACAGGGTGGAGCGATATAAAGCCACTGGAAACGGGCAAGCTCCAGCAGTGGCGGCAACAGCATGGCGAATTCTTACAACAGGAATAGAAACAAATGCACGCTGAACAATTAGCGGTGGCGCTTGGTAACGCCAAGCGATATAAGCGGGGATGGTTAGCCAGTTGCCCGGTGCCTGGGCACGGCAGCGGGAACGGGGACACGAATCCATCGCTTGCGATCACGGACGGAGAGGGTGGAAAGATTCTGCTCAAGTGCTTTGGCGGGTGCGAGCAAGCCGACGTGTTTGAAAGCGTTAAGCCATTGCTTGGTGATGGTCAGTTAGGGTGGAACTCGTTGCCGCCAAGAAGGATCAGTGCCGAGCCACTCGAGAACGTCAAACCGATCAGGTTGAACGAGGTTTATGCGTGGGACTACATCACGCTTGATGGCGAGATCACGGCGCAGAAGGTCAGGTATGAGCTACCAGGCGGAAAGAAAACTTATCGCCAATACCGAATCGTTGACGGGCAACGAATACCCACGATTGCGGGTTGGGAGCCAGTACCCTATAACTTGCCGATGATGGCCGCGCACCCATCAAAGATTGTCTTTATCACGGAAGGCGAAAAGGCAGCCGAGTATCTGACAGCGTTTTTGGGGGTCGTTGCCGTGTCAGCGCACCAAGGGGCAAGCGACTGGCCGGAAGCGATCACGCCTTACTTTCAAGACAGAAACGTGGTGATTCTGCCGGATCACGATTTACCTGGATGGCGTTACGCGAACCGTGTCGCAAAAGCGTTGCAAGGAACGGCAGCGCAGATCCGCATTGTCGATTTGGGCATGGACGCCATTGGTGATGATGCTTACGAGTGGATTG